AAATTGTAAAGCAAATGCAGCGGTATCGGTTAATACCAATAAATAATCTTTTGCATTAATTGCTCCTACAATTTTGCTGCCTGCATCTAATTGAAAGGTTCCTGCTGTATTGGTAGCTGTGGGTGCATATACTTCTGGATCTTCCTGATTAGAAAAACGAATAAACATTCTATTATAAGTAGATGGTGTACCAACCGTAGTTTCGGTTCCCATATGAAATAAATGTCTATCTCTATCGGATACAATCGTCATGTATGATTTAGTTGGAGCTCCTGTTAAAACCGTTGCTCTTGTTTGTAATGCTGTTCCTGATACTGCAATCGGATCCCATTCAAAAGTTTTCCCTGCTTGAATGGTTGCAATTAATTTTTGTCCATAATTATCTAGCGACCAGCTTCCCGCTTCGAGCGACACGGAACTTGCTGAACGTCCTGTACCCCAGGTACTAAATCCCCAAGTTAATACACCCCATCCATATCCATAGGTTTCAATCGCTGGACCAATTACTACATAGGGAAGTAGATCTAATGTACCATCATTGGTTGCGCCTGTTCCTGTTTCTACAGTTGGCATCGTAATGGTAAAAGTAGTAGTGCTGGGAACTGTTTTAATTTCAAATACCACATCATCAAAATCAGAAGAACCATAGTCTGTATCAGGAGACGTAAAAGATCCTGCATTCTCAAATGTAATTAAATCTCCTATCGCTAAATCATGAGGCGCTGGAGATGTAATGGTAACCGTTGCGGAACCATTAGTAGTAGTTATATTACAACTTGTTTGAGATTTGGTTGTATCAATAGGAGTGATATCATAAAAATCACCCTCATAATAAATAACTAATAACTTATTGGTTCCAATAGCTGCATATCTTCTTCCTTCTAAATCCGTCCAGGTGTGTTGAGCTCTTGCTGCTCCTACTAATGTAGCATTCACTAAAGATTGCCAACCACCTATTTTTTCCGGTAGTCCATAACGAAAACGTACATTATCTCCATCAATCCACTGTCCTTCAGCTCCTGATGCGGTAAATTGTTTATTAAATCCTGGTTTTATATTGAGTAAACGCAATGCCATAGAATGGCAGTATATTACATATTGATGCCAGATGGAAGTCCTAACATTGCCCGTTTATCAAACTTATTTTGTTCAGCAAACTGACCATTTCTATGATTATAATGCAAGAATACTTGACCACAAAGATTGCCTTGAAACTCTTCTCTCCAGTGCTCTAATTCACATCCAGAGTATACTAGCATGTCTCCAGGTGCTAAATCTACTTTGACACCTGCTGGTGCATTTGGTTTCATAATATTTTTATATTCATCAATCACATTATTAGATCCTGTTGGGTCAATAAAGATAGGCCACGGATCTCCCCCTAAATTAAGTGTAGTAGATATTTCACAACTAGGTCTATCTTTATGTCTTTTTAAAATAGATCCTTTCTCATACACGCGCGCGTAGGAATAAGTGGGAACTAAATCTAATTTTGTTTGTTCCATCATAATGGGTAATACTTTGACTAATAAAGTTTCCATAACAAAATCTGCATAATGAGAATATACATTAGGAACTTGTTGATCTTTCCACGTTCCAAGAATAGGAGTCTCTGCTACAATATTTCTATCATACATAAATTGAACGGCATCTCTTTTCAGTAGAAAATAGTTAAAACAAAAATTAGCTAACTCATAAGGAATAGCTTGTTTGATCACTTGGTACTTGTTGTTTTGAAAGGTCATGGTTGCATACCTGCTTGTAAAAAATTAAAAGATACGGATATCCTTATATCATTCGATTGATTAGGATCCACACAATGATTGAGCCAAGAAGGAAACATAATTAGTCTTCCTGCTATGGGTTCAAAATGAACTTCTCTCCATAAATAAGAAGGAAGTTCTCCTGGTTTTCTTCTAGGATGTGTCATGGCTGCTACCGATTTAGGATCTTCGCATTTTAAATGACCACAATCTTTAGGAGTCTTTACATAATATACACCAGACCATAATGAGTTGGCGTGCATATGCGGTCTATTATATCCACCAGGAGGATTAATGTTAGCCCACATATTTCCTAAAAAAGGTTCATTATCTAAACATTCTTCTTTGTAAATATGAAATTGTGCTTGAAATAATAGTTCTACTAAATCTTTATATTCAGGTTTTGTATGCATATCGGTTGTAGAATGCCAACCATTCATATTGGTTTTATTTAATCCTTTATCTTGTTTAGACCAATCAATAATATTGTTTTCTAGTTTTTGATTTAGTTCAGGTGTACCCACATCGGCTACATAAATAGGTGTGGCAAAAAATAATTCTCTGTTCATTATTTAAATGGTGTTCCTCCAAACCACATCACTAAGGATCTTCTTGTACCTTTGGTTACAGGGACAACTCTATGTCTAATAAAGGATGCAAAAAAGATTGCGTGTCCTTGTTTAGGTCTTGCAAATTTTCCTTCCGACATTAATTCTAAGCCACCACCTTCAAATTCATTTTCATTAGATAATAAACAAGTCATAGATATTTTTCGTACAGGCGGTTCATTAGCACAGTTTACATCTGAATCTATATGCCAATCATAAAATCCACCATTAGAGTATTCGGTAAATTGTGCAGGTTCTGTAATTTGCATACCTTCAAAACCAAAATGATTACCATTCGTTTGTTTCATTACACGTTCTAAAGTTTTATACATTTCAGGCAATACTTGAAAAGGAATCCAAGATATGTGGGATAGTCTTGTTTTCGTATCAACTTGTCCACCTTTACCTCCTCCAACTTGACCATCTTCTCTAGGTTGTTTTTGTCCAGCATCTATAATCATTTGACATTGTTCTGGTGTAAATAAGGGTGTAGTAGTCTCTACAATTAAAGACTTCCAACGTGGTTCGGTTATAATCATTCTGCTCCTCTATTCTCTATGGGGTTATATAATACATCGCAGTTTGCTGCAAGCGTTCGTCTAGTTTCATTCGTACCATTAAAGGGATATACACAATGTCTCATATCATAAGGAAAAATATAAAAGTCTCTTAACTGCATTGGTGGCTGATAATCTACTTTAGCAAATTGACCCGATGCGGATCCTAGTATTTGTAATTTACCATTTTGTGGAGCTTGCTCTGCTGAATATTCTACTCCATAGGTATTGGGTAATTTTAAAATCATTACCGAAGATACACCTGTAAATAAATTGCCTTGATGCACGTGCACAGGATTATATTCCCCTGCTTTCATTTCATTAACCCAAATAGAGTTTAAATGTTTTTGATAATTTCTAATATGATTCCATTGTAAATAATGATCATACACAGACATAAACCATTGCAATACATTATTCGGTAAATGATTATGAGATTTCATTTTAGATTGATCCTCTCCATCATAAAATAAAGAATGCTCATTCATAATCTTTCCTACAAGTTGTTTATTAGCAGGATAGAGTTGATTAAATCTTTGTTCGTATATTTGATTAATGGTAGTAAAAATATCTAAGGGTACTTCGTATCGTAATACCGATTGTCCTAAAAAAACAAAACTAAATTTCATAATACAATGTGACCATAGTCTCTAATAATACTTTCTGGTATCATAGCTTTATATGGGTTATCTTCTTTTTTTATTTCTGTACGTATAGTATGCATCTTGTTTCCAACGATGGTATCATCATAAGTCATACCATTGACTGTAAATTGAGTCAAGTTTTGCAAGTTATGATTAAATCTAGGTATTGCTAAAAAGTCATAAATCTTATCAATTTGATTTTTTGTATCATTAACTAATTCATCATACTTTAAAAAATGACACATATGTTTGTTTTCAGGTTTCAGTGCATTTTGTACAGCAATTAAATCTTTTGCAATCGCTCCATCTTTATTCATTAACATTCGTAATTTTTGTTCAATGGTTGTATGTCCATATTGATTAGGAAAAGCACTTGGTTCGTTTTCAAACCATTTAATATAAGATGCTAATACATCCATTAAATCTCTCCAAATAACAATACATTTAATAGGTTGTTTAAGATGTTTTTGGATCAACATTAGATTACCTGGTGTCATTACAGGTCCACGGTCAATGATATATTTGTAATTCCAATCTTTATAATAAGACTCATACACACTATCCATTACATTATCTAAGGACTTCTCATCAGGATAATTTTTAAATACATCCGTTTGTTTTAACAGAAATAAGTCTTTCATTATTTCTAAAGTAATAGAATTAGCAGTACAGCCAATATCAGGATTTTGATTCATAATAGAACCAAATAAGGTATTGCCTGATCTGGGTAACGCTAATAAAAAGAATATCTTTTTAGATTGTGACATTTATATATTTCTTAATTTCTTCTTTCAAAGTTATAACATCATCATTCGGTAAAACAAGAATAGGAAATTCTTCATAACCTAATTCTAAACCAGCAAGATAGCGATTATTACCTACACAAATTTTATATCTATCTCCTTCTTGAACACATAACAAAGGATTAATAATCTTACCCTCTCTAATAATTGCTTCTTTTACTTTCTTATAAAAATCACTACTTCGTTGATTCTTCGGGTCCTTTTCCAAAGATCGGTTTCTCAAGAAGAGCTTCTTTTTGTTTACTACCATCTAATAAACCCAGTTCTTTTTTGGTTCGTTCTATCGTTTGTAATTGACCTAGAACATTAAATACTTCTGGTTGCGAAGATCCAGATGTCAATGTGTGCGCTTTATTTTTCATAATCTGATGATACGATTCTAACTGATGCGTATTTACATTTTTCGTATCAAAGGTTCCATCATCA